CCGACGCCAGTCAAACCGCTCTCCGGCGTCGGCGAACCCGGCAAACTCGACATCGTCGGCATGAGCGGCAAGCATCTCGGGCTCGGTGACGGCTCGTTCTCCGAATACGTCGATCTCGCCAATAACACACAGGATTTCTATTCCTTCGTCTCGCTTGAGGGAACCTGCCGCGATGATGCCGACCGCGTCGTCGCCACCGGCATCGGCAACGTCAACAACGTCGCCAGCGGCGAACGCGTCGTCGTGGACGTGATGTTCCTGCAACCCGAGGGCTGCACGAAGGTCAGCGTCCGCATCGCCAACGCCTACACCGACTAGTCGGCGACCGTGGGTGCCCCCAGGGCATCGTCCGTCCAGAACGTCCCGCGCAGCAACGACCGCGCCAGCTCGTCCGCCGGATCGGTTCCCGCCACGGAACCGTCCGGCGGTTCGCTGTCCAGCCCGAGCATCGCCCGCAACCGCGCCTCGTCGTATTTGGGGACGCGCATCATCGGTTTGTGGTCCTTCGGCACCGGGCGTTCGATCGTCGCCTCCCGTTGCCGGTCGAACCACTCGCCGAAGGCGTAGACGGCGCGCCGGAATTGCCACGCCAGCCACGGCTCAGCCCGCGGGTCGATCCCGGCCAGGATCGCCGGGTCTTGCCCGTAGGCGATCGCCATCCGGTGCAGATCCCACAACCGCGCCCGACCGTGCGGACCCGTCCAGAAACTGACTGACCGACTGGTCCACCCCCTGCGCCCAGACGAAGACGAACGTCTTGTCGGCGATGCTGACACTGCCGACCGGCAGGGCGTCGGCGCGATCGTCGGCGGCGAAGACCGGTTCGACGACGGCGGCGAGCCAGACGGCGTCGAGGATGCCGAGGAAGGTGGCGCCGTAGCCGACGGGATCGGCGTCGACCTGGCGGCGGATCGCCGAGGCGGTGCCGTCCTCGCCGGCGGCCAGGGCGCCGAGGGCGATCAATTCCTGCACCGGCGTCACCAGGGCGTCGGGGATGCGACCGGTGCCCAGCAGTTGCAACAGCGACGGCCGGATCGCCCGGACGGTCATGCCGGACGGCAGGTCGAGCGCGACGACGGTTGTCGTCTGTTGCCGCTGGGTTTTGAGGTGCGTCCGCCACTGGTCGGTGAGCGAGCCAGGGCGGACGATGGGCGGCCGGTCGCTGGCGCCGACCGCGATCGGTGTCGAATCGGTCATCTGGGAACCCTCCGCGTCGCGTAGGAGCACACCACCCACGCGGAGAAACGGGCGAGCGGCGGGAATCCGGGGACGGGGAGCGCTCGCGTCCGCTCCCCGCCGGCGCCAACGGCGTCCCGCCTTCCCGCCGTCAGCACGACGACATGTGACTTTATGTCAATCATACCAGCGGGGTAAATGTCTGGTAATTCTTCCGGGTGACCAAAACTCCGCTAATCGCCGTCCCCTCGAAGTCGAAGGTCGGCGTCGACCATTCGTTGACGGTCAACGACTCGGTCGGCCCGCCGGTGACGAGGAGTTTCTTCAGCGTCGCCTCATAGCCGGAACCGGAGGCGTCCATCGAGTAGGTATTGCCCTTGAGTTGGAAATAGCGCGATCCGGCCGATGCCGACTCGTCGAGGGAGATGACCGTATTCGGATCGGCGCCGCTCGTACTCGCCGTGCCGCCGGTGACGGCACCGAAGAAGGCGAGATTGGTCCGCCCGACTTCGACCGACCCGGTCAGCAGTTTCGGATTGCGGACGACGGCGATGATGCTGTTGTCGCCTTCGAGTTGGTCGGAATCGGACTCGATCGTCCAGTTGAGCCCGCGCGCACCGGGGCCATCGACTTTCGACCCCGGCGTATCGCCCGTCAGGACATAGGCCGCGAGGTCTTCCAAACCGCGAGGGATTTCGCCGTATACCGCAGGTACTACCACTGTTTTGCCTTTCTACGCCGGAGCACCCGGCGTCCGCGAAAGAATCCTCGTCGCATGCGCACGCATGGGCGAGCGTCGTCAGCGCCCGTAGTAGGGCGACCACAGACCGACGCGACCGTGTCCGTCGATCTTCTTCAACCCGAATTCGGGTTCGTAGGTGACGGCGAGGGCGACGTGATCGGCGGCGACCGGCGGTCGGTTCGCGCCGGCCCGCATCGCGTTGATCGCCGCCAGCCAGTAGCGGTCGGGCCGGATCATCCGCCCCCGCGCCCGCTCCTCGTCCTCGACGATGACGAACTCGTGCGCCAGCTGCGGATCGTCGAAGATGCGGCGGGCGTCGGCGTAGGCCAGCGCTCGGACATACGTGCCGGGATGCGGTCCCCAGCAGATCGTCTCCGTCATCCGGTCCCGTTCCGCCGTCAACGTCCGCGATGTCAACCCGTCGACCCGCGCTTTGCGCAGCAACGACGCCCGCCGCAACTGCGCCCGCTCATCGGCGAACAGCACCCCGCGCGCGGTCAACGCCATCAAGAGCGGCGAATCGAGCGGCGACGGTTCGCCGACCCATTCGACCAGCATCCGCCGCGCCGTCGCCGTCTCGCCCGCGACCGGGGTCCCGGTCAATTCCTGCCGGTGGCGGGCGACCGCCGCCGCCTCGCGATCGTCCGCGCCGCCGGCAACCACCAGCCGGTTTTCGTGCAGGCGGGCGACGCGAGCGCGGACGGCCAGCATCCCGGCGACACGGTCGCGCTCGCCGCGATCTCGAGAGGGCAGCATCAGACGTCGTCCTCCGGCGGCGCCGTCGTCGTCACCGCCGGCGGCGGGGATTCCACCGTCGGCGGTTCTCGGTAGTCGGGCGGCATCACCGGTCCGCCGTCCTCGATCCGTTGCTCGTCCTCGGCGTCCAGGGCGTAGACGGTGATCCCGTCGAACGCCTTGCCGGTGGGGATCGCCGCGCCTGCGGCCACGGCGTCGAGGACCGCCTGGGCCTCCGCCCCTTCGACGGGTTTCATGACACCCCTCCTGCCGTCTGTCGTCTGTCGTCACGGACGCGGCCAGTACGTCGCGTAGAGAAAGCGGATGCGATCGACCACCCGCCCATCGTCGACCGGATCGTCGCGGACCCCGAGTCGTTGCCCCGGTTGCTCGATCCGGGCGCCGGCGCCATTGCCGGTCGGACAGGTAAACCCGACCAGGAGGACGCGGGCGCGGTCGATCGCCTCCGCGATCGCCGCCCGTCCCGACGCGGTCGTCGGCGCGTAGCACCAGAGCGAGAGAAAACCGAGCTGGCAGCCGTCCGCCCCGGTCAGGCTGGCGTCGTCGCCGTCGTCCACCACGACCGCCGCCGGGCGCGGTTGATGCGGCGGATCGGGGGCGTAGGCGTCCCGCGTTGCCCCCGGTCCTTGCCGCTTCAGATCGCGGTCGTAGAGTCCGCCGGGAAGCAGCATCGCCAAGGTCGGATCCGCCTTCAGGTAGTCGAGGACCGAGCTCGTCACGGTCGGCGTGCCGCTCATCGGACGAGCCTTTGCAGGGCGCCGCTGATCTCGCCGTAGTGCGCCTGGGCCGTGCGGAGGATGATGCCCCAGCGGCCGCCGTGCGCGACCTCCAACCAAATTTGATACTCCGCCAACCCGGCGATGACGATGACGACCGCCGCGGCGGTCGGAATGCACCGCCCGACGAGGGACTGCCGCGCATGCCCCGTCCGGTCGGTCCAGGGCGCGTGGGCCTTGGCGTACGCCTCCATCCGTGAGGCGAAGTACTGGCCGAGGGCGACCACGGCGGCATAGAGCCGTTTCGCGTAGCCGGCGGTTGCCGTCGCGAGGACCGAGGGCGGCACTTCCCACACAAGCCCGGACGCCTGACCAGCCATCACGGCGCCCCCGCGTCGAGGAGGAAGCTTGCCCGCGTCACGTCGTATTTGGTGACCACCGGCGGCACGATCTGCCCGCTGCCATCGGCGAGGACAAACGTGTCGCCGATCTGGACGTCCCACGGGGCGTAGGCGCGGAACTCGCCCCCGACCCGTTCGGACACCGCCGCCTCGCTGCCGCGCCGTTCCGGTTGCCGGTTGGCGAAGCGGCGAGCAACGGTGACGGCGGGCAACGCCACCGGCACCCCATCGTCGTCGAGTCGCGTCAAGATGAGCGAGATCGGTTCGAGCCCGATCATGGTCTGCACCCCGTCGATCACGGCTTGCCGGATCTCGCGCTCGTCGCCGCCCGACAGGAACGACCGGCCGGGGATCGTCACACTCATGACCCGTCGTCGTCCTCGTCCGCGTCCGCCTCGTCCTCGTCGCCGCGCCGGGCGGCGGCATCGGCCCGCGCCTGCTCCATCGAACCGCCGGTGACGGCGCCGCCGGCGTCGGACGTCAACGGGGGGTCGCCGATGACGATCGTGTCGCCGTCCCGCGGTTCCGGGGCCGGGGTCGTCGTTGTGGTTGCGGTCGCCATCCAGGACCTCCTAGCGTGTCGTTTCGGAAAACCATGTCCCGCCGCATTCGCGGACGTACTCGCTCGTGACGATGCCGCCAACCCGCACGGCGACGGCGGAGACACCGCCGCTCGCCTGCCTCGTAACGGAACCGTCGCGGATGGATTTCGCCAGGGCGAGCCACGTTTTGACCCGCTCGCCCCAGCGGACGGAGATGCCGCCGGACTCGGAGAAACTGTCGACGCGCCGCGCGTACTCCGCGGCGAGTCCCTCGGCCATGACGGCGGTCGCGAGCGCGGCGTCGCCGGAGATGGCCAGTTGCGCCGCGTACTCTTCGTCCTGGCGTAACGCGTTGTCGGGCACGTCACGATCGCCGAGGGCGGCGCGCATCTGGTCGAGCGTTCGGCTGAGCGTGTTGTCAAACGTTGCGCTCATGGGCGGTCGATCAGAAGGTGATGGTCGGCGGGACGTAGTTGCCGCTCGCGGCAATGCAGATCAGCGCTGCGCCAACGCGGTTATTCACGTTTGGCGCAAACTTCCACATGGCAACCGCTTCAGCGAGGGGAAAGAGTTCGCGGGAGCGAACGTAGGCGTCGCGTCCCCTGAGTGGATCGTAGCGCCACACGAGCGGGTTGCTCGCCGCGCCGTCGCCGTAGGTCTTGTAGAGGGCGCCGTTGTCGGCCGTGAAGTCGTTGAGCGGTTGGTGGACGCGGATATCGCCGTCGAAGACCCCGACGTACATCGTCGGATCGACCAGCGCCTCGGCCGTACCGGAGGCGACCCGCAAGAGCGGCGATCCGGCGTAGACAAACGCGGCGTCGGCGACGATGCCGGCGATAAACGCCGCGCTGCCGATCAGGTCGTAGGGCGGCGCGTGCCATTTGCGCAATTCGTTGCGCGCCGTCTTGGTGACGGTCGCCCGGTTGGCGCTGGTGTCGCGGTAGTAGAGGGTGTAGCTGGAGGCGATCGGGGTGCCGTCGGGATAGGTGCCGGCGAAGATGTTGCCGCCGGTGCCGCTGCCCGCGAACCCCGGACTCGTCGCCGTCACCCCCTGCGCCACCGGCACTTCCGCCGCCGAGAAGAGGCGGTTCAGCGTCGCTCGGCGGGCGGCGAGATCGAGGGCATTGGCGAGGGCGTCGACCTGGAGTTGGAAGTTGTCGAGGCTGATCTCCATCAGCCCGTCTTCGGTGAAGCCGAGCCCGATCTCCAGTTCGTCGATCGCGAGCATCGTCGCGCTCGGTTCGACGAGTTGCGGTCGGATCACCGTGTACTGGGATTTCCACTCGGCTTTCATCGATCCCGAGGTGCCGCCGTTGGAGGTGGTATTGGTCGTCGGCGGGGCGAGGAGGGAGGCGAGCAGCGGATCGACGCCGGCGTTGACACTGGCGAGGGCGCCGTCGAGGCGGCGGGCGAATTCGACGAAGGACAGACCCGACCGCATCCGGAGACCCTGCAAATAGGCGCCGTCGACGTTGCTGGGGAAGTCGATGAAGGTGGTGTCGATCAGTCCAAAGGCCATCTCACACCCCCTAAATCAGGTTGTACCGGATCCGCGTCGCCGTGACGGCGCGGATGCGGGTGGGGGCGCCGGCCGGCAGGGAGGTGTCGATGCCCCCCGCGACCGAACCCGACGGATAGAGCGCGGCGCCCTGGGTGAGCCCGGTAAAGCCGTCCATCTCGCCCTGGATGCCGACCGAGACGAGTCCGCCGGCGGCGGCGTCCATCAGGGCGATGCCGTGCGGTTCGAGGGCGCCGGCGGTGCACTTGTCCCAGACCTTGTCGAATCCGGAGCCGGCGGTGGCGGTCGTGATGATGAGCAGTTGCCCCTTCGTCAGGGCGACCGCGGCTTGCCCCTTGTCGTTGAGTTCGTACCCCGGCGGTGACACCGGGTGCAGCGTGCCGACGGTCACGGCAGCCATGTGGGTGACTCCTTCTCCCCGGACCGTCCCCACGCGTTACCGCTGGGCGCGATCCGGCCACGGCACCTTGCGGGTACCGCCGAAGCCGTAGACGGGACCATCGAGGCGCTTCGGGTGGGGGCGATCGGACGGCACCTGAGCGCGTTCGCCGGTGCCGACCCCCGCCTCCGTCTCCGGCGCCGCCCGGACCGCGAGGTCCTTGGCGAGCGCCTTCGCATCGGCCTCCAGTTCGTCCTCGGTGGTGCCGAGGAGGCGGGTGGCCACCGATTCCGGCAGGCGGTGTTTGGCGGCGACTTTGGCGACGAGCAGCGCCCGGTCACGCGCCGCCAGGTCGGCGGTCAGCCGGTCGATGTGCGCTTGCCGCTCGGTGGCGACCTTTTCCCATTCGCCTTTGGCTTTGGCCTCGTCTTCGGCGTGTTTGCGTTTCGCCTCGTCCGCCGCCGCCTTGCGTCCTTCGTCGCGCGCCTTGCCGATCTGGCGGTTGATCTCGGCCTGCTGCTCCGGCGTGAACGTGGCCCCGGCCGGAGCCGAGGTCGTTACGGGGGCAGGACCCGGAGGGTTCCCCGTGATCGCCGCAGTGGTTTCGGCGGGCGTGGTTTCGGTGGTTTCGGGCGTGGTCTCGGACATGGCGATGCTCCGTGCAGCGGCTTGACGGCGCCGGCGGCCTGGTCTCGGCTTGACGGCGCCGAGGTGCCTACGAGGTCGCTCGGAGCGAGCGGCCTCCCCGGATTGCGGCTCCGGTGGGCCTGGGTTCGGGCACGCAAAAAACCCGATCGGGTCGGGGTCGAGCGCGTGGCGCGTGACTCCGGCTCAATCGGGCGACTCTGCCGAGGTGCCCTATTCGCTTGGGTTACGAGAATAGCATACCGTGGTTAGTTCCGATAGCCGCACTTCGGACAGGCGTGCTTCTGGCTGCCGAGGTCCGGGTAGCGCTTGACCGCGTGACCGATGAAGCGCCGCGCCAACTCGACCAGGACCGAGACAAGCCAGCGGACGCCGTCGTCGGGTGCCGGTTCGGCGGCGGTCCCGTTGGTCGGATTACTTCTTTCGGCCACGGCCGCCCGCTTTGCCATAGAGTTTCTTGTTGGCCTTCGCCACCACCTTGTCGCGGCTCGACTTCGACAGTTTGCCGGCCTTGTACATCTGCGAGGCGCGGGCTTTCGCGTTCGCCGCGTGTTTGCGGTCCGGCATCGGGAAGCGGCGACTGCCGGGTAAACCGAACGACGATTTCGGCAGGCTTTTGCGTTTTTTCGCGGTCAGGACGGCCATGTCAGTCCTCCTTGGGTACGGGACCGAACCGCTCGACCGCGGCCCGCGTGGCGATGCGGCCCGTCTCCTCGTCGTTCGCCGCAAACCGGATGCCGTGGTCGCCGGGATAGGGCCGACGATGATCGGCCCCTCCCTGGAGGATGGCGGCGGGGATGCCATCGGGGAACGCGGAACAGACGAGGTCGCGGGTGTGGCGGCGGTCACGATGGGCGCACCCCATGCACATCGGCGGTTCGTACGTCGTCATCAGGTGCTCGCCTTCTTCTTCGCGCGGCGTTTCCGTCCTTCAGCCCGCGCCAATGCCTCGGCGATATCGTCGGCGAACGCCTCGGCCTGGGCGATCGCGGCGGCGCGTTGGTCGGCCGGCAGCAGGGTCATCAGCGCCCGCGCCTCTTGGAACGACCGCCACTCGCCGCGATGGGTCTGGAGGACGTCGAGGACGGCCTGTTGCCGCGCGAAAGCGACCGTCGTGGCGCGGTCGCTCGGATGGTAGCGCTGAACGAACGCTTCGGCGGCGGTTTCGCGGGC